ATCCGAGTCTCCCCCACCCGCTAAGCCAATTGTTGAGCAGAGCAAGCCTCGGAACTGATCCTCGCGCGCGGGGGCAGGTGCTCGATTGGCTGCAGGCGTGGCTGAACTACTGCGGGTGGACCGGTGGGTACAGTCTCCGACGCATGACGGTGCTGGCAGACATTTGCTTCCAACTCGCGCCATTGGCGTCAACACGAGCTGAGCACGTGCGGTGCACCGACATTGGCCTGGGCCTGGCCACCTTAATCGATGCTGGCGCCGTCTGGGTGGCGCCGGCCAACGACGACCTCGAGGCGCATTTCAAGAATGACGCGTCGAGCGCATGCTTCGATGTACCACGACTGGATCTAGACAGGGCACTGGCTGCTGGGGTTCGCGAGTGCCACCTTAAGATGCCGATTAAAGAGCGACACAGGTTGAACTCCTGGCGCTCGGGTTGGCTGCGCAGGCATGGCCGGCTCGCCGCGTGCCGGCTCAGCAACATATATCGTGCAATCTTGGATGACGAGAAGGCGGCTGTCAATTTTTCCAGCCGATACATCTGCGCCACCGGCGACCTCACTCCAATGGAGTGGGTGCGCAGTAGGATCCTCGTTGCCAACCGGGGGTGCGGGGATGGGCGCTGCTGGTGCACGGAGCCGGCGCCCACTACGGTGGATAGGTCACGCTCCACGGGGCCTGGTCCACCACTGCCGCTCCGGCAGCCTTGTGCCAAGGACGGCGACAGCCACAGCGTGCGGTGGCTGCGCGCAGCTGTTTGGAGGGGCTACCGACACTCCGTGCCACTGGATGAACTGGCGCTGCTGCCCGGGGCTGCGCGTGTGGAGACCTTCAGAGCGGTGTTGGAGGACATGGACCTGACTCCTACGTCGTGGGAGGATTATGATGTCCCACAGGAGAACATGCAGCTTGGTGGGGTGCCTGTGCAATGTACCAAGCGCATGGCTGAGGTAGCGCTCCGCGACAAGCTGCCCAAGCACTGGTACCCAACATGCAACGGGCCCCCACAGGCACACTGTGGGTTCATGCTGTGGGCAGGAAGCCTGAGCCCCCACCTACGGGAGGAGCTGCAGCGTTGGCAGTTACACAGTCTGCCCATGAAGGCATGGAAGACATGGAGCTCGGACTGCGGACCCCTAGTGCGGAGGGCAGCAATGGTAGGAAGGCTCAAGGGCGAGGAGTGGTTACAGATGCGCAAGGTCGCAAATGTCTGTGTTAGGCGGGCGACTAGGGCAGACATGGAAGCGGAGCGGTTGAAGCGGACGACTATGCCGGTTATGAAGACGTCGCTCACTGGGGACTTCGAATACCAGTGGAAGGCGCTATTCCGGCAAATCGCGGGGTGGCAGACCGTCCAGGTGTCGCGGCGTGGTGACTTCCGGACCATAAAGGAGGAGTGGGCCTTACGCAGTGCCGTCGGACCCACCGGGAGCAGCAGCTGCGGTGCATTGCTGCGGGGATTGGGCCGCGACAGCGTCCATGCTGAGAGCATTGACAGGCCCAATAAGAAGGCAGCTTTGTCCGCCGTCGCCAGTGGATGGCTACAGGAGGCGGTAGACTCGGTCCCCGTAAACATAGCCCGCAGCAGCACCAAACCAGAGCCCGGGGACAAGCCGCGGGCACTGTTCAGCTCTGGTGATCTAACGACCTTTGTGGCCAGCTATGCGCTTCGCGGCTTCGAAGGGAGCGCCAACTACGGTGGCATGGCGGCCAGCCAGCGGCCCGAGGTGATCGGAAAATGGATCATGGGGACTTATAATGCACACGTCGGCGTGCAAGTATCTGCCGACCTGGACGACCAGAATTGGCAGCATGAGATGTGGGAATTGGCCCACATGTGGGACGCCCGGGCTGACGCATTCATAGCAATGCCGGGTGCAGAAGCAGCCGACAAGGCAGCCGCCTGCCTTTTTGTTGCGAAGGCTTTCGAGCGGAGCATAGTCATAGGGCCGGATGGGCTGTGGCGTGCGATCATAGGACTGTACAGCGGGCACCGCGGGACAACCCAGGATAACACAGCTGACCATGAGGCAGACCGCACGTTGTGCAATCAGCAGGCGATCTCGCTTGGTGTAGGAGGGCCCCATAATGATGTCACGGAGTCCGGAGACGATGAGTGGCTATGGCAGGAGACCTGGGGTGACGCCGTGGGCTACCTCGCCTGCAGCAAGATGATGGGTGTGCGCATGAACGCGATGAAACAACTCGTTGGACGCGCACATGGGGAGTATCTGCAGCGGTGCGTGTCCGACGAGGCACCGCCACGGCAGAGCCTGGCCACCATCTTAGCAACATTGACGACCGGCAACTGGTACCAGCCAAGTGGAACCTGGCTGAATGCCATAATCGAAGCACAGTGCGCTAACTGGCTCGAGGCCTGCGTACGCGGCCTAAATCGAACGGTTGCTTGCCGCATGTGCAGCAGAATCCTAGACCAGGTGTTCGTCCTCAGGGAGGAGGGGCGTCCGCGGCTGGAGTGGCGCTCCTATGTGATGCGCTACTCCAGCGGAAGGAGGCTTTTTGAGGGCGCACCGGGCTTCGGGGCCGCGGTTCCTCCTGATCCCGTGGTCAGGTTAAAACCGGAGCCCCAATGGGACACGCAGGGCTTCAGCGACTATAAGCTGACACCGCAGTATAAGTGGATAGCACGCAGCCTCGGAAAGCAGTGGCTAGTGGCACAGTTCGATGACAGCATCAAACTGGATGCAATGTCGTCGACGAGGGCACGTTGGGAGCGAGACCGCGTGGCCGAGACCATCGCCAAGCGATGGCCATTGGGCGCGGGCTGGGTTGAAATTGATGTCGAACTTCCGAACTTGCGCCCACCGCCGGGGCTGACGCAGACAGCGATGGCCTGGGCGCGCGCACAGCGGCGCGGGCGGGTCGTCACTGAAGAAGACAATATGGCAG